GTACAGAATCGAATAATGCGAGAGATTATCGAAGGTTGGGAAGAATTATGGGGAAGAAGAGCCGAGATAATTGGATCTACGCATACTATCAGAAAGTTAAGGACGGCTCGATCTGTGTGGGCGAATATATCCGGTTAATTTTGGAGTATTTGATTCACGGATTGGAGTCAAAGGCCTTTTTTTATGACCAGAAGAAGGCTGATGACGCGATCGAGTGGATTGAGAAGCACGGATTTCACACAGAAGGCAAGCTTGCTCCCGGGCCGCTCATTTTGGAGCTGTGGGAGAAGGCTTTCATTGCGAGTCTGTTCGGTATCGTAGATAAAGACGGCCTGCGTCAGTTCCGCGAGTGCGTGCTGATAATCGGCAGGAAAAATGGTAAGAGCCTGCTTGCGGCAAGTATTGCCAAGTATGTCTGGTGGCAGGAAGGCGGTTTCGGAACAAAAGTTTACAACATCGCGCCCAAACTAGACCAAGCAGATATCATATACAACAACATATGGCAGATGGTTCTTCTGGATCCCGAGTATCAGCAGATGAAGGAAGCACTTTCAGAACGTGATGCTCATAACAAGAAGGTTCTGGATGATTCAGAGCTTCCGAAACACAGAATGTCGGATCTGTATATCACGGCAACAAATTCGCAAGTGAAGAAGATTGCTTTTTCCGCGAAGAAGTCAGATGGTTTCAATCCGAGCTTGTGCGTGTGCGATGAGATTGCTTCATGGGAAGGTGATGCAGGACTCAAACAGTATGAAGTTATGAAGTCCGGTATGGGAGCCAGAGAAGAAGGCATTCTGTTATCGTGTACCACAGCCGGGTATATCAACGATTCGATATATGACGAATTGTTCAAACGATGCACACGTTTATTGAAGGGTGACAGCAAGGAAACGAAGCTGCTGCCTTTTTTATATACCATAGATGATCTGGAGCGGTGGAATGACATCAATGAGTTGAGGAAGAGTAACCCGAATCTCGGGGTTTCCGTCTCGGTGGATTTCATGCTCGAAGAGATTGCGATTGCAGAAGGTTCACTGTCAAAGAAGGCAGAGTTCATCACGAAGTATTGCAATATCAAGCAGAACAGTTCGCTTGCGTGGTTAGATACTACCACAATCAACAAATGCTTCGGTGAACCGCTTAATCTGGAAGACTTCCGGTCACATTACGCCATTGCCGGCATCGATTTGTCTCAAACGACCGATTTGAGTGCAACAACACTTGTTATTGAAAAGAATGGCGAATTATATGTGTTTGCGAAGTTCTGGCTCCCGTCACAGAAGATTGACGAAGCCATTGCCCGGGACGGTGTACCTTATAACCTATACATTCAGCGCGGATTGATAGCAGAATCGGGTGAGAATTTCATTGATTACCATGATTGTTATGAATGGCTCGTTGAAATGGTCGAGAAGTATGAAATCCTGCCCCTGAAGGTTGGATATGACCGGTATTCGGCTCAATATCTCATACAAGACCTTGAAACATACGGATTTCAGTGTGATGACGTATATCAGGGAGATAATCTGTGGGGAGTCCTTCAGGAAATGGAAGGATTGATGAAAGATGGCAGAGTCCATTGTGGTGACAATGACCTGTTGAAGATACATCTGCTCAATTCCGCGATAAAGATGAATGCAGAGCGCGGAAGGGGCAGGCTGATAAAACTTAATGCAAACGCTCACATCGATGGTTGTGCAGCACTTGCGGATGCGTTCTGTGTACGGCAAAAATGGTATGCAGAAATAGGTGACAGACTCGGAAACGAGGGTTAAGATGGGATTTTTTGATTTATTTTTGAAAAAGGCTCCGAAGCCGAAGGGAGAATATAAGGGAACATTTCAAATGCTGAATGGCTACGAGCCGAGATTCACTTCATGGGGTGGCAGCATATACGAATCGGAACTTATCAGATCGGCAATTAACGCCAGAGCGGTTCATATAAGCAAATTGAAGTTCGAAAGCACCGGATCAGCAAGACCGGCCCTGCAGAATAAGCTTCAAAAAGCTCCGAATCAGTTTCAGACGTGGAGTCAGTTCCTTTATAGGCTTTCAACCGTTCTGGATGTACACAATACAGCCTTCATCGTTCCCATTTATGACAAATATGGCGAACCGAGTGGAATTTTCTGTCCTTTGCCTGCAAATGTCGAAGTAGTTCAATACAACGACGTGCCGTACCTTCGATATGATTTCAAATGGGGGGAGCGCGCAGCCATTGAACTGGAATATTGCGGAATACTGACGAAATTCCAGTACAGAAATGACCTGATGGGTGAAAACAACCACGCGCTGTACCCGACAATGGATCTCATTCATATACAGAACGAAGGAATACAAGAAGCCGTCAAAAGTTCTGCAACATATAGATTCTACGCACAGGTTAACAACTTCACGAAGGCAGAAGACCTTGCGAATGAGAGAAAACGCTTCAGTGAAGAGAATTTCAGCAGAGAAGCCGAAGGTGGTGGCTTGCTTCTCTTCCCGAATACATACACTAACATCAATCAGGTAAAATCACAGCCTTATACGGTGGCGGCTGATGAAATGAAGCTGATTGAGAAAAATGTATACCAGTATTTCATGGTAAATGAGGACGTTCTGCAGAATAAAGCGTTCGGAGATCAGTGGTCAGCATTCTATGAAGGTGCGATCGAGCCATTTGCGATTCAGTTCTCGGAAGTAATGACAAAAATGCTCTTCACACTCCGGGAACAGAGTCAGGGCAATGGAGTTCTGTTGACCGCGAATAGAATGCTTTATATGTCAAACGCTGACAAACTTAATGTATCAAGCCAGATGCTCGATAGGGGAATAATGAGCATCAATGACGTGCGTGAGATATGGAATCTGCCGCCTGTTGACGGTGGTGATGCCCGAATCATCCGGGGTGAGTATTGGAATGCGGATGAGAAGATAAATGAGGAGAGAATTGACAATGAAGAGTGACAGAGAGTACAGAAGCATGGAGCTTCACATCAATCAGGAAGAAGAAGCACCTTCTTATGAGGTAAAAGGTTATGCTTCCACATTCGAGCCATATAAGTTGTTCACGGATGAGGATGGTGTTGACTATTATGAGCAGATAGATCCGCACGCATTCGATGATGCCGATCTGTCGGACGTAGTGTTCAGAATCGACCATGAAGGGGCCGTATATGCCAGAACGTCAGCAGGAACAGTTGAATTGTGGACAGATGAACATGGTCTCGGAAACAGAGCAGATTTGAGTAAAACGCAAAAGGCTAGAGACCTTTATGAAGATATAAAGGTGGGAAATTACCCGAAGATGTCTTTTGCTTTTACCGTTGCAGAGGATCATTATGACCGCGCAACGCATACAAGGGTTATTGACCGCATCAAGAAAGTGTTTGATGTTTCACCGGTCAGCTTTCCTGCAAACCCTACTACGGAATTGAGCGTATCTACGCGTGATTACTTCAACGGAGTGATTGAAGCAGAAAAAGCGGAGAGACTTGAACGTGAGAGACGTGAAATCCAGAAGCAGAAAATCAGAATATTATCTGAAATGTAAGGAGAACGAATATGGAAATCAAAGAAATGACTGTTGAACAGCTCGAAGAGCGCAAGACCGCTATTATAGCAGAGCTTGACAACGAAGGTGCAGATCTGGATGCACTTGAAGCAGAAGTTCGTTCCATAAAGGAAGAGCTTGAAGCCAGAGCAAACGAAGAAGCAAAGAAGGTTGAAATCCGCAAGACCGTAGCCGAGACAAAGGCTCCCGTTGTTGTGGAAAAAGTTGAAGAGGAGAAAAGAGAAATCATGACAAACACAGAGGTTCGCGCATCAAAAGAGTATGTTGATGCATTTGCAAAGTATTTAGTATCAGAGAATGACGCAGAGTGCCGCGCACTTCTTACAGAGAACGTATCTGGTTCGGTTCCCGTTCCGGTTATCGTTGATGACATCATCAGAACAGCATGGGAGAAGAGCGACATTCTTTCAAGAGTTCGCAAGACCAACATCAAGGGCAATCTGAAGGTTGCTTTCGAGCTTTCAGCAGATGGTGCTTATGTTCATACAGAAGGAACAGCAGCTCCCACAGAAGAGAGCCTGACACTCGGTATCGTAACAATGGTTCCTGCTACCATCAAGAAGTGGATCAGAGTATCTGACGAAGCTATCGCTATGGGTGGTGAGACGCTTGTTCGTTACATCTATGACGAACTCACATACCAGATCGTTAAGAAGCTTACAGCTCTTGTTATCGGAGATATCACTTCCGCATCAACAAGCGCAAGCTCAAGCGCAGTTTCTGTTGCAGCTGTAACGCAGAATCCTGCACTCACAACGGTTGCAAAGGCATTCGCTAATCTTTCTGATGAAGCACAGAATCCTGTTATCATCATGAACAAGCTTACATATGCTGACTTCGTAGGCGCACAGGCAGGTGGAAACTTCTCGTTCGATCCGTTCAACGGACTTCCTGTTGTGTTCACATCTGCACTTCCTGCTTACAGCGCAGCTTCAACGAACGCTGTATACGCTATTGTTGGTGATCTTCGTGGCGCACAGGTTAACTATCCTGAAGGCGAAGGCATTGCTATTAAGTACGATGATCTTTCCGAAGCAGAAGCTGATCTCGTTAAGATCGTTGGAAGACAGTACGCAGCTCATGCACTGACAGCTTGCAATATGTTCTGCGTAATCAAGAAGAGCGCATAATCCGTGAAGGTTAAGCTTTTAAGGGATGCAAGAATTCAGCATAAAGCCGGGGAGATCATTGAGGTTTCCCCGGAAGAGTGCTTTTTTCTTGTATCAACGGATGGTGCGGTGGAAGTAAAGGAAGCTGTCAAGGCTTCTGCGGTGAAATCCGAAGTGGAAGTGCCTGAAGAGAAGGTTGTCGAGAATATCGAGACACCTGAAAAGAAGGTAGTAAAAAGAACAGCGGCAAAGAAGCCTGCTGCGAAGAAAAAATGAATTTATTGATTGCGATTCCTACAAATGACACGATGCCTTTTCAGTTCGTGGAGAGCCTGACGAAGCTTATCAGAAGGCTTGATATGGACGGAATCAAGTATGATGTGGCATTTCAAGGCGGCACGCTTGTGTATGTTGGCAGAGATAAATTGTCATTGAAGGCTATCTCGGGAGATTACAGTCACGTTCTGTGGCTCGATTCCGATATGGTTTTCACAGAAGATCTCGTTGATGACCTTCTGGATAATGGCAAGGATTTCATTACTGGCATAGCACACAGCAGACGTGCGCCCTATCCGAGTTGTGTATTCACAGAGATATATCCGTGTCCGACAAGGTATGAAGGCGAATATCCGTCAGAAGTGTTCCAGATAGCAGGGTGCGGAATGGCTTGCGTTTTGATGAAAGTGGATGTTCTGCGCGATGTGTGGTCACACCATAGCACGGCATTCTTCCCGGAGCGTGAGCTTGGCGAAGACCTTGCATTCTGTAAGCGTGCAACGGATCTCGGGTACAAAATATTCGCGGATCCACACGTTCAAATCGGTCACATCGGGCATTTTGTTGTATATCCTGACTATCAGGAGACTTATAGGAAGAGCATAACAGAGGTAAACCATGCTTGATAGAGTAAAATTAGCACTTCTCATAACAGGGGATGATTTCGATTCAGAGCTGACGGATCTGATAGATGCCGCTGCAAAGGATCTCGGAATTGCCGGAGTCGATGCGCTTGTAATCAGTACAGACACGAACGATGCGCTCATAATCCGCGCGATAATCACATATGTGGGTTATCAATTCGAGCTGATGCATGGGTCGATGGACAGATCGGGAGCATTTAAGAAGTCATATGATGAGCAGAAGGCACAGATGGGCATGGCTTCTGGTTATACAACGTGGGGCAATTCATGAATCTTGCAGAGAAAATCGCACTTATATCAACAGAATATACGCAGGATGATATCGGTCAATGGGTGGAAGAGAGGACGGAAGCAGAAGTTTTCGCGCTTATCGAGTCCGTGACCGCAAGCGAGTTTTATCAGGCAGGAATGCAGGGTTTCAAGCCGGAGTTCAAGATGACGGTATGGATGAACGAATACAATGGTCAGAACCTTATCGAGTATAAGGATAAGACCTATACAGTTTATCGGACATATCGCAGGGATGATGGCAGGATAGAACTGTATGTCACAGAACGGAAGGGGGATGAAGATGACTCTGAATGATTTGAACACAGAACTTCGTTCCATTACCGGCTTCAATAAGAAGGTGGCATATCGCGCGTTCCCGGTCGGCAAGGCTCCGAAGCTTCCGTTTATCTGCTATGTATGCACAAATACAGACAACTTCGATGCTGATGATTCTGTATATCAGGTGATTCAGGAAGTGGATGTCGAGTTATACACAGCAAACAAGGACGAAGCGTCAGAGAGACTTGTAGAAGCGAAGCTCAATGAAAACGGTCTTGTGTGGGATAAGTATGAAGATTATATCGATTCAGAAAATTGCTTCATGATAACATACACGGTTCAGTTATTTATCACACAAACAACAACAGCGTAAGGAGATAAAACAATGGCAGATAAGGTAAAATTTGGTATTAAAAATGTCCATGTATTCCCTATCGTCAGCGAAACAGCAGGGGTTCCGACTTATGGCAATGTTATAGCTATTCCCGGAACAGTAAGTCTTTCGCTTGATAAGCAGGGAGATACGAACGATTTCTATGCTGACAACATCAAGTATTATACGTCAGTAGCAAACAACGGATATTCGGGATCTTTAACGGTTGCGGTTATTCCCGATGAGTTCAGAACAGAGATTCTTAAATATCTCACGGATGACAATGATGTTCTTGTTGAAGAGATTGCAGAGCCGAAGCATTTTGCAATGACCTTTGAAGAAGACGGAGATCAGGATGGCACGAAGTTCGTTCTTTACAACGGCACAGCTTCCAGACCTTCACTTGATAAGTCAACCACAACAGACAGCAAGGAGCCTTCCACGCAGGAACTCGATGTTTCATTCGCTCCGCTTGCAAGTGGAAGAGTCATGGCTATGTCAACAGCAGATACAGATTCAGCTGTTCTTGCAGCATGGCACAATGCGCCTTATATTCCCTCAATTACAACGTAATTAAAGGATTAACAGGATGAGCAATAAAAAAATCAAAGTAGATCAGCTTTCAAATGTGATTCTGGATTACTTGGAAAACTTCAAAGACGTTACGGAAGAAGCGTGCAAAAACGGGGTTCTTGAAACGGCAGACGATGCTGTCAAGGAACTCCGTTCTGCTCATCCGGTTGGAAGCAAAGGACAACCAGCAGGGAAGTATAGATCATGGGATGAATACAACAGTGGATGGAAAAAACGTACTTCAACTCAAAAAACAAGGTTGAAGGGCATACAAGCTACCATATGGAATGAAAAACATTATCAGTTGACACATCTGCTTGAAAAAGGCCACGCGTTAAGGGACGGTGGAAGATCTGATTCATTCACACATATCGCACCGGTTGAGCAGAAGTGTGAAGATAATCTGATAAGAAATATCAAAAAGAACATATAAAGGGGAAGAAAATGGATAGGGAAGTAACGATTGACGGGAAACAGATAAAATTCCGTGCTACGGCACGCACTCCGAGATTGTATCGCGCCATTATCGGAAGAGATATGATTGCGGATATGAACAGGCTTCAAAAGGTATTTGATCCGAAAAATGCAGATAATTCTAATCTTGATATGCTAGATCTTCAGATATTTGAGGACACAGCGTATATCATGGCACGTCATGCAAATCCAGACATAAAAGAGAAGACGGCTGACGAATGGCTTGATACGTTTGATATGTTCTCAATTTATGAGATTCTGCCACAAATACTGGAATTATGGGCCGTTAATACAAAGCAGACTTCAGAATCAAAAAAAAAGTAGCTCCCAGAGATAGAGAGCCGAATGGAGCAATATTCATGCTCCGATGTGCAGAATTACATCTATCGATGGAAGACCTCGATGATATGACCGTTGGAATGGTATTCGATATGATTACCGAAAAAGGCAATGATCATGAGAAATACGATATCAAGGCTCCTGCAGGAAGCATGAAATCATTCTTTCAGGGGAAACTTGATCTAGGTGAATAGAATGGCATCAACTAAAGTTCGCGGTATCACAATAGAATTAGGAGCTGACACAACCGGTTTATCGAAAGCTTTAAAAGGCGTAAATTCTGAAATCGGCAAGACTCAAAAAGAGTTGAAGGATGTCGAAAAGCTTCTGAAGTTAGATCCCCACAACACAGAGTTGATGGAACAGAAGCAAAGGCTTCTCGGTGAACGCGTTGGAGAGACAAAAACAAAGCTCGAAGCGTTAAAAGAAGCACAGAAACAGGTTGGAGAAGAACTGAAGAAGACCGGGGAAGGTCAGGAACAGTATGACGCTCTGACAAGGGAAATCGCAAGCTGTACGAATGAGCTGAAAGCACTTGAAAAAGAAGCAAATTCTGCTTCGGTTGCTATGCAGAAGATATCAGCAGCAGGCGAAAGTCTAAAAAATGCCGGGGATAAAATTTCAAGCGCAGGGCAGGCACTTATGCCGTTATCTGCAGCGGCAGCAGGTATAGGGGCAGGAATAATCAAGACCACAGCTGATTTTGATGCTGCCATGTCGAAGGTTGCAGCTGTATCAGGCGCAGCAGGGGATGAGTTCGATGCTCTTCGCTCAAAAGCGCGTGAAATGGGCGAAACAACGAAATTCACGGCATCCGAATCTGCTGAAGCTATGAATTACATGGCAATGGCAGGATGGAAGACAGAACAAATGCTCGGTGGTATCGAAGGTATCATGCATTTGGCGGCTGCTTCCGGGGAAGAACTCGGCACAACTTCTGATATCGTTACAGATGCGCTCACAGCATTCGGAATGAAAGCAGAAGAGTCGGGACGTTTTGCAGATATTCTGGCAAGTGCAGCATCAAACGCGAACACGAATGTCGCTATGATGGGCGAGTCATTTAAGTATGTCGCACCCGTTGCAGGATCTCTCGGATATTCTGCAGAGGATGTCGCTGTTGCTCTCGGTTTAATGGCAAATAGCGGTATCAAGGCAGATATGGCAGGTACATCACTCCGAAATATGTTTCAGAGGATGGCAAAGCCGACAAAAGAGTCTGCAATGGCAATGGAACGACTCGGTTTATCCCTTGCGGATGAAGAAGGCCGTATGTATTCGTTCCGCGAAATTATGGATCAGCTTCGTGGAAGCTTCACACAGATCAATATGCCTATCGATGAATATGATAGACGTGTTGAACAACTCGACAAGGATCTTGCTGACGGAGTAATCAAACAAAAGGCTTACGATAAAGAGCTTGAAGAATTAAACAAACAGGCATTTGGTGCAGAAGGTGCAGAAAAAGCACGCGCTGCAGCCATGCTCGGTGGCACAAGGGCAATGTCGGGTCTTTTGGCTATCGCAAACGCCACAGAAGAAGATTATAACAAGCTGACCGCTGCCATTGATAACTCATCACAGGCTTTCGCAAGGACAAAGGACGGAGTTGTTCCTTTAAACGAAGCACTTGCATCCGGGGCAGAGATTTTAGAGACTTATGAAGGTTCTGCAGAAGCTATGGCTGCCACAATGCAGGATAACGCAGCAGGCCAGATGGAAATTCTGAAATCACAGCTTCAGGAATTGGCAATATCGTTAGGTGATACGATTATGCCGATACTTCGAGAGCTGATCGGATATGTTCAAGGGTTCGTTGATAAATTGAACGGCATGGACGAAGGCACGAAGGAAATGATTATGAAAATCATCCTTATCACAGCTGCTCTCGGCCCTTTGCTTGTAGTTGTAGGCAAGTTGGTCAGCGGTATCGGGACACTGATGTCTGTGATCGGGGGATTGTCGGCTCCCATAGTCGCAATTATAGCGGTCATTGCTTTACTTGTGGCAGCGTTCGTTCATTTGTGGAACACGAACGAAGAGTTCAGAAATAATATCATCGCAACGTGGGAACGTATAAAATCCATGTTCGATCAGTTCGGGCAGGGTATTGTTGACCGTCTGAACAAGATGGGTTTTGAGTTTAACGATTTCAGCGAGGTTGTTAAAGGTATATGGGACGGCCTTTGCGCCTTCCTTGCACCGTTGTTCGAACAGGCTTTTGATACCATTGCGGATGTTCTTGATTTTGCACTTAACCTTCTGACGGGAATGTTCGACTTTTGGGCAGGACTTTTCACGGGAAATTGGGAACAGATGTGGAATGGTGTTGTCGAAACGTTTGAGGCGATATTCGGTGGAGTCAAAGCCATATTCGATGACATAA